ATATTATGATTGCGTGGAAGGCTATTAATAACTATATTTTGATTATCGCTGGAGGGTTATTATTATCCTCCAGCGCCCATTCAAGTATAAATAGTATTCAAGACCTAGAAGATGATCCATATTTCTATTCTGACTATAACAAATCAATATTGATAAAACAAATAGCAGATGATATGAGATATGATAAAGATTTTTGGAATAACGTTTCCACTGGAATAAGCAATTTTTGGGAAGAACAATCAGAAATAATGAAAAGAGAAAAGAGGCAACGAAAAAGACGCAGATGAAAGCAAATGCACACACAACTACAACGAAAACCAATCAGATTGGTGGTTGTCCTGTGTGTTCGCGCCCAGTATTAGAGGAACACGTTTTTTGTTCCAAGTGCGAGGCAAATATGAACATTATGCCGCCGCCATGCGCAACGATTTATGAGTTTCCGACAGGAAAAATCATTCAACCAGTAAAAAAACACTTGACATCAAAGAAGAAATAGTGTATATTATAAGAATATCGCGGGTGGGAGGCATAGAGTTTTCTCCTGTCTCATAAACAGGACCGAGCCAGAGGCAGTATCTGGACCCGCAACTTTTCAATGCCCAATAATGGGATTGAATATTCACTAAAACCTCGCTTTTTAAGGAGAACTATTATGACTACGTTCGATTACGATCCATTATTGTTTTTTAAATCACTATCTACCCACGGAATTGGATTTGATTCCGTTCTTGCGCAATTCAAAGATACACAAGATTTGATTGACAAAACCATCAAATCTATTCCAAACTATCCGCCATTCAATATTACAAAAATGGACGATGATCATTATGTTTTGGAAATGGCAGTGGCTGGTTTTGGTAAAAACAGTCTTGATATTGAAATGGCAAATGGTGTATTATCAGTAACAGGTAAGATGGAATCCGATTCTAATAAAATCAATGATTCCGTTGCACAACAGGTCCTTTATAAGGGAATTGCCAGTAGAGCATTTACCAGAAAGTTCGCATTAGCAGACACAATAGAAATAAAAAATGCTGAATTAGTGAACGGAATGTTGAAAATTTATCTCGAAAATTTGATACCAGAGAATAAGAAAGCCAGAAAAATAGAAATTTCGGATTTCTTTGCTCCATGGACAAATCAGATTTTAGATGCTACAAAATCTAAAAAGGAAAAGGTAGCATAATAACAAAAATGTAATAATGAATAGTCCCCAATTTCTTTCGATTGAGGGGGCTATTCAACTAACAGAAATACTAAATAGTGTTGCATAATTCCACACCAATTTCGTTCCTGATAAGGAGACACCATGGGCAAAAGAAATAAAAAGGTATTCGCTGGATATGCGGATACATTTAGTATTGAAAAGGTATCTGTAGGATACGACAAATACAAAGAAACGATAGACAAAGTTGAGCAAGAATATTCTAGTATGTGGTATCCGCCATATAATGTTAGAAAAATAAATGCGACAGATTATGCTATCGATCTTGAAGTTACTGGATATAATAAAGAAGAAATTAGCGCCTCCATTGAAGCGGGCGAATTAGTTGTAACCGCTCCTGTAAAGGATAAATTTCCTGACACAGAGGGCGATGATACTTATTATCATCAAGGAATCTTCCCTGGCGGAGATTTGATGGCCAAATTTTACATAGCAGATAGTCTAAAATTGGATACCGCCAATTATGACGACGGTGTAATCACATTCACATTCAAAGCAACTGGAGCAAATCAACGTAGATTTATTGTTCCAATTGGACCATTTGAAAAACCAGCGGACGCTGTTCCATTCGTTCCTAAGTTCAATTCTGATGGTTCAATAATCGGACCTACTGGTGAAATTTATGCACCAGAAGTCGTTTCAGCCGCAGCTACCGCTCTTGCGGAAGTCGCTGCAAATAGAGACACAGTACAAAGTGTTGTCAACACGGAATCAGAATCGGTTCCAACCGTTCAAGTAAATCTACCAGATCCACTTCCTCAAATTGTTGAAGTTTCAGCTACTCAAATTCCAGATGTGGTTGATCCAAAATCAGACGAACCACAAGCTGTAATAACTGTTAAGGATGCAACATATGAAGTTGAGTCAAACGATGTTGTTACATCTGTGATTTCAACTCCAGATGGTCAAAGCGACGTTGTTGTGGCTGTACCATCAGATGTTTATGAGGAATTGGCAGCCGTTGGTATTGATCCAGTTCTAGCAATAGAAGCTGCTATAGTAAAAGAAGAGGTGGTTGCTCCGGCATTACCTCCGGAAGAAGTCGTGGCATCAACTACAAGTGAAGTTACTGTAACCCCAGTTGATTCTGGTGTGGCCGTAACTGTAGTTGTTCCTGATACATTACCATCAGTTGTTGAAGCAACTGTTAGCGAAGAAGGCAAAGTTGTTCTAAGTGATGTTTCTGAAAATATTCCTGATAACGCAACTGTAACACCTGTTATTACTGCTCCTGGTCAACCAGATATTATGGTAGTAACTACTCCAGAAACTGATGTCAAATTGGATAATCTTGATGTAGATGTTGCCAAGGACATTGGTGATGCTGTAGTCAAAGCAGAGGCTGAGGTTGCTCCAGCAGTGGTTGAAACTCCTTCGGTATTCGAATCAACTCCAACAGAGATTGTAGTAAATGGAGAATCTGATACAATTCCAACTGTACAGGTGATTCTTCCTGACCCCCTTCCTCAAATTCTTCAAGTGGATGCGACAAATGTGGCAGTGACGGTTGATCCGGCATCGGAACAACCACAAGTAACATTGACTGTTACAGAAGCCGTTCATGAGGTTTCAGATAATGTTGTTACAGATGTTATCAAGACTGAATCTGGTTTGTCCGATATTGTTATAGCGACACCAGAAGATGTACATAAAGACCTTGCAGACAAGGGAATTGATGTAACTCAAGCAGTGACAGAAGCAATAGCACAATCTGATTTGCCAGCACCAGAGGCTCCAGTAGTTGAAACAACTCCAGTTGTTGAAGTATCGGTAGTAACGGACACTGGAAATGAAGTTACTGTTGCTGTTCCTGAAGTTATTCCGCAGATAGTTCAAGCTACTGTAGAATCAACTCCTGCATCTATAAACTCTTCTGGTGAACCAGTTGATGTTAGTACTACAGTAACATTGACAGATGTTTCTACAAATGTTCCTGAAAATGCAGAACTAATACCAGTTGTTACCGCAGCTGGTGAACACGATGTAATGGTGGCAGTAATGCCAGTGGATCAAGCCAAACTTGACGTTGCTGGTGTTGATGTTGCTAAGGATGTTGGTCAAGCCCTACAGGACGCACAAACTGAAGTGGTCGTTTCCGAACCAGTATCAACTGCGACAGTAACAACAGACGAAGTTGCTGGTACTTCTACTGTTACCCTAAATGAAAATAGTGAAACTAAACCAACGGTTGAAGTGGTTCTCCCCGATCCACTTCCACAAATCGTTCAAGTAGAAACAACTAACGTTGCTGATCCTATTGATCCGACATCTTCTGAACCACAAGTAACACTAACTGTAACAGATGCGACCAAAGAAGTTTCTGACAACGTTGTAACAGATGTTATCAAAACCGATGATGGATCATCAGATGTTGTGGTAGCAATACCTGAAGCTGATCATGCCGAATTGACTGCCGCAGGCATTGATCCAGTGGAAGCAATATCAATCGCGATTGATAAATCAGAAGTTGAAGCTCCAACGCTTCCTGTTCCGGAAGTAACCGAAGCTCCAACAAGTGAAGTTACAGTACCTTCAACAGCCGCAACAGATCCTTCTACACTTGTAACGGTTGTTGTTCCTGATACATTACCATCAGTGGTTGAAGCAACTGTTGAAGATGGTAAAGTTGTTCTAAGTGATGTTTCTGAAAATATTCCTGTAGATGCAACGGTAACACCTGTTGTAACTAAAGAAGGTGAAGCAGATATTATGGTGGCGACAACTCCCGAAACTAATGTAAAGTTAGATGAAATGGGCGTTGATGTTGCAGTTGATGTATCAGCAGCAGTTATAAGTGCTGCGGCTGATGTAACACCAGTTGAACCGGCTCCGGAGACAACAAATGTTGTTCTAAATGCCGACAATCCAGAAGTACCAACTGTATTAGTTACTGTTCCTGACCCACTTCCTCAAATCGTTGAAGTATCAGCAGAACAACTAGTTGGTGAAATTGATCCAAAATCTTCTGAACCGCAAGTAACGCTAACTGTAACAGACGCAACATATGAAGTTTCTGATAATGTCGTAACAGATGTTGTTGAAACTCCAGTTGGATCGGCTGATACGGTTGTTGTTGTACCAGAACCATTGAACACAGAAATGGCAGAAAAGGGCGTTGATGTTATTCAAATGGTTCAAGATGCCGTAAAGGAAGCTGAACCAACTCCGGCAGTACTGCCTCAAGTTGAAGAATGGCCAACCGCTGATTTACCAGCACCACAAGTTGTAAATGATGTGATTACAAATGAACCAAAGGTTGAGGTTGTTATGCCAGATACTATTTCACAAGTAGTACAAGCTACTGTGGAAGCGGCCGCAACCCCAGAAGAGGTACCAACAGTAACGCTAACTAATGTTTCAGAGGATATTCCGTCTGATGCGACATTAACTCCTGTTGTAACTGCTCCTGGTCAACCAGATATTATGGTGGCAGTAATGCCAGAAGATCAAGCAAAACTTGATATAGCACAAGTTGATGTGGCTACAGATATTGGTCAAGCACTTCAAGCTGCCGAAACTGATGTTGTAAAGTCTGAACCAGTAGAATAAAATAAATCAATACCGTCAAGTGAGATTATGATTATATTGCGAAAAGTATGCGTTGCGAGCTTGGCGTTTTTAGCGTCACTCGCAACGCATTCGATAGCTGCCGAAGTTCACATACCAAATATCATAAAAATCGATGCCTGTTCTAGTGATCCATTACGTCTTGGGGTCTCCCGGACTGTTATAATCAATACCCAAAATGGTCCTCAATTTGGTGATCCTAATGATACTAGTCATGGTAAAACGATTGATTTTTTGAAAGATGGTGAAGTTATTTTGACCTTTGATGATGGACCACATGGAATATATACTATTCCAATATTACGAGCCCTAAAAACTCATTGTACAAAGGCGACATTTTTTATGGTTGGTAAGATGGCCGCTGCTTATCCAGCCATAGTAAAAGAAATCGCGACTGACGGACACACAATAGGATCACATACATTATCACATAAAAATCTCAAAAAAATAAACATTATGAAAGGGCAACAAGAACTGGAAAATGGTATTTCAGAAGTTATCAAAGCGAATGGCGGACCAATAGCTCCGTTTTTTCGGTTCCCATTTCTCAATAATAATAATGCAGTCGAAGAATATGCTAAAACACGTAATATATCAACATTTTGGGTTGACGTTGATTCGAAAGACTATCTAACCCATAATCCAACAATCGTGCACAAGAGAATAATGGCCCAATTGAGCCGTAAGCACAAAGGCATTATTCTTATGCACGACGTTCAACCTTCGACCGCAAAAGCTATCATGGGTCTATTAGATGCCTTGCGAGACAAGGGATTCAAAGTCGTGCATATGGTGCCTAGAGCACTGATAGCCACGAAAACAGAATCTTTTAGCCAAACGAAATAACGGCTGGCTTGAAGATATAATATAGTAACAACCACAACGAAAGGAACTTTTTATGAAAAATATGTTTTTAGTATCAGCTTTGATTGCGCCGATGGGATTGGGATTAGCGGCTTGTGATCAGTTTCAACAGCCAAAGTCACCGCCAACTCCTACTGCTACAGAAAATAGCTCAACCCCGGCACCGACCGCTGCTCCTGCACAAGTAGCACCTGTCACACCAGAAGCGCCCAAAACTCCATAGTAAAACAAAGGATTAGTCGATCACGTTCGCCTCACGGCATTGTGTATTGACTAATCCCAGCATTTGTGTTACTGTAAAACAATGAACAATATGGTTCATTAGTTATAACTAAGGAGAGTATCTTATGAAGTCACAAACATGGACACAACCAGAATGCCGCGAAGTTGAAGTAGGTATGGAAATTACCTCTTATCTACCGGCTGAAATCGACATAATTTAATTTAATTATTAAATTAATGTCCGGGATGCGCCTTTCAACTAATCATTGAAGGGCGCATTTTTTTATTGATTTTCTATCTCAAATGGTGTATAATAACAAAAATGAGGAGATGGGATGTTTTATACAGTTGTAATGCGAGCCGGGAAGTTTATATTGGTTCGCGGATATCTCAATGGTAAAAGATTTTCAGAAAAGATTCCATATAAACCATATGTGTTTATTCCCACTAAATCAGATTCCCAATATAAAACTTTAGAAAATCTTCCAGTAAAAAAAGAATCATTTGCTGATATTTGGGAGGTAAAAGATTTCCTCAAAAAATATGATAATGTAGCTGGATTCAAATTTTATGGTATTACTAGATGGGAATACCAATATATTCACGATGAATATCCTGGCAAAATAGATTTTGATTCCTCAATAATAAAAGTTGGTGGTATAGATATCGAGGTATCCTCAGAGGGTGGATATCCAAACGTAGAAACTGCTGATAAACAAATCACCGCCATAACATATGCGTTGAATGACAAATATGTGGTTTTTGCCTATGGCGATTATATTCCCCACAAATCCAATATTACCTATATCAAATGTAAAGATGAAGCGGATCTATTACAGAAATTTTTGATTATGTGGAATACAGAAGATTGGACACCAGATGTGATTTCTGGATGGAATATTGACGGATTTGACATTCCATATCTTGTTAGACGAATAGAACTGATCTTAGGAGAAAACGAATCAAAGAGATTATCTCCATGGAAAATACTAAAAGAAAAAACAATCATTCGTAGAGCCAGACAGACTGTTACATATGTATTATTTGGTATCGCGACGTTAGATTATATGGACTTGTATAAAAAATATACACCAAATCAACAAAGTTCATACAGTCTCAATAATATATGTCATATAGAACTGAATGAAAAGAAAATCGATTATTCAGAATATTTGAATCTAGACGATCTTTGTGAAAAAAATCATCAGTTATTCATTGAATATAATATTCGAGACGTTGAACTAATATTCAAGTTAGATGCAAAGTTGAAGTTTATTGAGTTGGTTTATGCCGTTGCTTATGATGCCAAAATCAACTTGGTTGATGCGTTCACGTCTGTTTTGTTGTGGGATATCATAATATACAACTATCTAATGGATAGAAATATCGTTATTCCCCAAGCCGCGCATAAACACGAAAGACCGTATGAGGGAGGATATGTCAAGGAACCAATCATAGGCCTAAATGAATGGGTTGTATCAGTTGACGTAACTTCCGAATACCCCAAAACCATTATTCAATATAATCTATCACCAGAAACTTTTGTAAAAAAGATACCGGGAATCACGGTCGAATCTTGTTTAAAAAGATTCCCAGATCCTGAAATATACGCCATTACAGCTAATGGTTGTATGTTTCGAAAAGACACACAAGGCTTTCTGCCAGCATTGATGGAAGATCAGTTCAATCAAAGACGAGAATATCAAGCAAAGATGCGCGCCGAAAAGGATGAAAATGCCAAAATCAAATGGGATAAGGCACAATATGCCACAAAAATAAAACTCAACTCTCTTTATGGTGCTTTAGCTAACGCTGGATTTAGATTTTATGATCCAAATTTGGCCGAAGCCATTACCTTCTCTGGACAATTCGCCATCAGATATGTTGCGCAGGAAATAAACAAGTATATAAATAAGGTATCGGATACCAAAGATGTTGATTATATTATAGCAATCGATACCGATTCAAACTATATTCATCTAAAAAATCTAATAGATAAGTATAATCCTCCCAACAAAATCGATTTTATGGATACATTTTGTCAGCAAAAGTTGATGCCATTTATTGAAAAAACATTCAATACTTTGGCCGAGAATATGGGCGCATACAAACAAGCAATGGAAATGAAACGTGAAAATATTGCAGACAAAGCGCTTTGGGTGGCAAAAAAACGATACATAATGAATGTGTGGGACAAAGAAGGTGAAAGATATACAAAACCGAAACTCAAAATTGTCGGCATTGAAACTGTTAGATCATCTACGCCAGAGATTTGCCGCACAGCCCTTGAGGATGCGATTTATATTATAATGAACAAGAATGAAAAAGAACTTCAAAAATATACAGATGATTTCAAGGAAAGGTTCTTTGCTGCACCATTTGATGAGGTAGCATTTCCTCGTGGATTGAATAATATGGAAACATATTATGATGCCAGCACCATTTATAAAAAAGGCTCTCCTATTCATGTGCGCGGCGCGTTGTTATTCAATAATCTATTGAAGGAACGAAAAAACAAAAAGATATTACCAATAATATCTGGCGACAAGATCAAGTTTACATATTTGAAGATGCCAAATCCTCTAAAAGATAATGTAATATCTGCTCCCGACTTTTTGCCTTTCAAAGATATAAATGATCATATTGATTATCACACACAATTCGAAAAAGCATTTCTCGATCCACTAAATAATATTATAAAGATTATTGGATGGACCTCGAAGGAGGAAGCCACACTCGACGGATTATTTGGAGAAGAATAATGGCAAAAGATCAGCATTGGGATTTTGGTTTTTCATTGGTTTCGGAGGAGGAGCTAAAGGCCCTTGAAACCGAATTGGCTGCCAAAAACAAAGAAATTTCATTGTCGGCAGATCAATGGAAAGATAACTATCAAACGTTATATGCGATGGTAATGATTTTGATGAAAAATCTCTCGGCTGATCCATCAAAGTCATATATATTTTGGCCCAATAGGGTAGAAAAAATCAAAGAATTCACAGATCGGATAAATCTCATTGGTAGATAAAATCAACCAAACATAAATGATAAACACTATCGTCAATGTGCTAGTAACAATATTAGCCATTTTTATGTCTTCCATCGCAGCCTATTTCTCTATAATTGGTGCCACAGCATTATTTCCAGGCATGTTTTTGCCTGTCATTTTGATGGCAGGCTCATTGGAAGCTGGTAAGGTTCTCACAACAGTATGGCTCAATTTACATTGGAATACCACCCAACCATTTTTGAAGGTATTTTTGCCTTTCGTTGTTGTGATTTTGATGTGTATGTCGGCAGTTGGCACATTTGGAGCATTATCTAAAGCACACATTGAACATACAATCAAAATTGACGTTGGCGTTGGTCAAGAGGTAAAACTCATTCAACAGCAAACGACTGACAAAAAAAACGAGATTGTCTCATTAGAAAAAGAAATCTCCAATATTGATAATCCGGTAGATAAACTTGTTGGTCTTTCTAAAACAGCAAGAGATGCGCGCCGAGCCATTGTAACTCTTGACAATACCAAAAAAGATAGAAAAACTCTGATAAAAGAAAAAGCAAAAATTCAAATTCAGTTATCGGAATTAGAAAAGAA